GGAGAAGGGATTGGAGGGGGCTGGTCTGTCCATTGGTCAGGCGGCAAGGGCGCAGGCGGGACCGCAGGAGAAGGAATTGGAGGGGGCTGGTCTGTCCATTGGTCAGGCGGCAAGGGCGCAGGCGGGACCGTGGTGGCCTGTTCCTGTTGATCGGGCGTCAGGGGCGCAGGCAGTACCGCAGGAGAAAGGATTGGAGGAGGCTCATCTGGTGGGGCGATAGCTTGGGGTGTGAGTGGCCTCAGCCCGCCAGCCATGGGAACACGCGCCTCCTCAGGGAGATCCGGCTCTAATGGAGCGGGCGGGAGAGCTCGCTGAGCAAGGGACTCAGAGGGGATTCTGATAGGGGCAAGCGGATTGCCCGGTACGGCTGGCACCGCTGGAACTGAAGCAGCTGGAGCTGGCACCACTGAAGCAGCTGGAGCTGGCACCGCTGGAGCTGGGGCTGGCACCGCTGGAGCTACTGGAGCTGGCACCGCTGGAGCTGGGGCTGGAGCTGGGGCTGGAGCTGGGGCTGGAGCTGGAGTCGCTGGAACCCCATGCCATTGACGCCCAAGTGGAATAGCTGCTGCCTCCGGTGCTCCTACCTGTGGAGTGGAAGCAGGAGAAGGAGTTAGGGTTAGCCAATTCCTATGAAGGGTTTGGGTTTCGTGCTTATAGGGTGTATTTGCCCACTTAAGAATCCACCTTTGATTTTCTTGCTGCTTTTTTATCAGCTCAAGCCCCCTGTTCTGAAGCTTGTCCTTAAACATTGCCAGCTCGGGGGGGAGGTTACCTTCCGCTGCCCTCGCGGCTTCCTGCAGATCATTGAAATTTTTTTCAGCCTCGGCAGCTGCCGCTTGCTGGATGGTCCTAACTAGGTTTCTTTCATCCTCACTAGCACTCCGGATAAACTCCGCATCGGCTCCACTTTTAAACATTTCTACTTGATCTTGCTCCAGGCCAAAGTTCTGCACTAACGTGCCATCATCGGCCCAGTTTTTAATGATCTGTCTGACGCTAAGCCTTGGTGTCAGGTTAAGGTTCCCTCTCGCTTCAACAAATTCATCAAATTCATTTTGAAGTTTTATGCTTTCCGCCAAGTGCTGGTTTTCTTTGTCCAAGGCAGAAGTGGACATGACGATTTCCCGGAGGTCACTGAGGCTGAATTTGGCTGGATCATTCAGGTTATCTTCAAGGATGTTGACGGACCATTTTCCATCCGCTTGAGTTATCCTAATACCATTCCCCTCACCTAAAAGGCGAAGGCGCTCGCGAACACTTGCGTCCACTTGGGCAGTGTCGGCCAAAGTCCTTGCATGGTTAACAAGATCCATCCTCTCTATTAGGTCAGCCTCAGCTCGTTTCTGCCGAATTATGTATTTTGGCTCTTTCCTTTTTATCTCGGCGATAAGCTCAGCAATTGGCACCGGCGCTGTTGGGGTTCCGATAGGTATTCCAAGCGAACTGGCTTTTTGTCGAATTTCAAAGTTCTTATTGTGTTGAGCAGCCTCCCATTCGCGTCGGTGGTCCTCCTTCAATGAGTTTTCGCGGGCAGGCCGAAGAGCCGAGTACAGCACATCCAAGTAATCCTTATTGTTTTGACCTTCTTGTTGATTTGGAATGCGGGCTCCATAATTTGCGAGCATGGTTTTCAGATTCTTGATCTGAGTCTCTGCCCTTTGGTCTTTATTTGCTTTCTTATATGCATCACTGCCAGCTGAGTACAACTTGGCCGTAGCATCAGCACGCTCTTGGCGTGTCATTTCCTCGGCTGACTTTCCCCCATAAATCTCTTTCTGAATTTTTTCAGCGTTGACCCCGCTCTGGGTGGCGTACTTCAGAGCCCCTGCCAAATCAATTAACGACCTTTCATTTCGTGCAGCCTCTATGCGCCTTCTCTCGGCCCTTTTAGTTGCCTTCCTGTCGTGCTCCCGCTTCTCATTCAGCCTTGCATCAGTCAGCTCTTCAGAGAATAGCCGACCCTCCAATGCATTTGTTTGGGCAGCGAGCTGGCGCTCATAACCTGATAAAGCCTGCTGGCTTCTCCTTAGTGGCGCGAACAGGTCATTGGTCCTCTGCTCAATCCGGCGTAATATGCTGTAGTCTGCCATCTTGTCCTCGCTTTTAATTATGAATTAAGGGGGTTAGGGAACCGCCGATCAAGGTAGTCCCTTTGAAGCTTTCTTTGATTCTTAAACGCAGCGTCCTGAAGGTTTTTCATCTCCTCGTTTTGCTGGTTCTGCGCATATATCCCGCCAATATTTTTTGCAATCGAGCCAAGGCCTGTTCCAAGTACCATTCCTGTGTCCGGGGTGGCCCGGTACGGAAGCTCTGATACTGGCTGGAAGTTGGTGGGGCCTATGCGCCCAAACTGAAGCGGCTGGAGGGCAGCGAGCTGAAGCCCTGCATACTCGCGGGACGGGGCGGTGAGCGCCTGCATGGACTGGCGCTGCATGTCGAAGGGCAGATTGATGTTGGCAATCTTTCTGAGCTCGTTCTGCAGTGTCAGCTTGCGCTGCTCGTCGGCTGTCGCAAGGCGGTCCGTGATTCCCTGCGCATCGACATCCTGCCTGCGCCCAATCCCCGCCAGGGCGAACTGTTGATTTTCGCGAAGGGCCTGAAGCCGTTGCTGCTCGTTCGCCTGCTGCGCACCAATGAGTGCCTGCTCAACCTTTTCGTCATCATGAACATTAAGCAGTTGCTGCTGCACCATTTGCCTGCGGGCCTCTTCGTTCTCCATCCCGGCGGTGATCTGGTTTGCGAGTCTTTTCTCGGCAGCATTCTGCAGGGCTTGGTTCATGACGTTTGCCATGAGGCGGTTGGTTGCAGTGCTTGAGCCTCCATAAACCCTGTTGGCCCCGAGAGCCCCGAGTTGCCTTTGGGCTGCCATCCTTGCCGAGGTCTCATATGCATCCGCCTGCTGCCTTCGCGCATCCTGAATGCCTGCCAAGTAAGCCGGGTCAGCTGCCTCAAGCCTTAAGGCTGCTGTCTCTGGTGAACGAAGAGCCTCAGCCCTTTCAATAGCCAACTGCTGCAGGTCCCTGAAGCGAGCCGGGTCAGTCATGGCCATCTCCGCGCTCTCAAGCTGCGGCAAGTAAGACCGCCTCATCGGGTCAAGCTCGCCCCTCACATCCCACACTGGCTGAGTCGCGGCCAACTCCCTGCCGTAAAGGCTGCCATCAAACATTCCAGCGGCTGTGCCCTGAGCAAGGGTAGAGAGAGGCTTGTAGGACTCGCTTATGTCCATCAAGGCACCTCGATCAATGGCCTGTTTTTGCAACCCAAGAGACTGCGTGTCGTAGTTTAGACCAGCAACCTGCTGCTGAAGGGGCTGCATGAAAGAGTCTCTCCTAGCCTCCCAATCCCTTACCGGGCCATAGTCAAGACTGGAGCCACCCCCAAAGCCAAGGAAGCCCTTTTTGACGCGAACGACAGGCTCTGGCTTGGGGTTCAAAGCCTCCCACTCATTCATCTGAATCCTGAGAGCCTCAGCCTGACGGGCCTTGTCGGCCATCTCCATGCCTATAGCAACTGACTGGTTCGTTAATCCTGTCCCGAGGTATCCTTGTTGCAGCAGAGGGTTAAGGCTTCCGAGCTCAAACCCACGGTTTGCGAGGGTCATGACCCCCTCATTATTCATCTGGTGAGCATCAAGGGCTGCCTGCTGGTTCATCCAGTTACGGCGCTCGTTCTCTGCGCGTTCCCGCTCAGCCATGGACTTCTCACTAAAGCCTTGTGAGAGTGTGCTGCCCAGCCCCATCCCTAAGGCTCCTCCCGCCAGAGCAGCACCTGCGCCCTTGGCAATTCCCAAGGACGCCAACCCTCCTCCAGCTCCGGCAGCAGCGCCAGCTATTCCACCAAGTACAGGTAACATATTATTTCTTTCCTCCGTCAACTAGGTCGTCCTCCTGACAGTTCTGCCACTGCATCCTCCGGAGGACTGGTATGTGTTGCTCCACGGCCTGACGCCCACCCAATATGAGGGCGATTGTGCAGGCCACTTCAGTATAAACGTCGTATGCCTTGATCTTTGGTGCCCCCTCTTCATTGGAAAAACTCCAAGCGGAGATGGCATTCATGATGACCGGCACAAGGCTATCCCGGTACTTCACAAAGAACTCATTAAGCGGGGCGTCAATCAGCAGGAAGTTAAAGGCCCTTGTTGCGGCCTCCTTATCGACTGGCTCATCATCCTCAATGTGATCCCAAGTTGCCACGGAATCACAAAGGCCTTGGTAAAACTCCAAGGCTTTTGGCTCTTTTTCGCAGATAACCTGCATCTGCTCCCATATTTGTTCTTGGGTTAATGTAGGCTCGTACATTTAAATTTTGATAATGAAATTCAACACTACGAAGGGGGGCATATTCTCGTGGGCCTCGACAGTTCCGTTGGTGCCGCCAGTAGATTCAGAGGTGTAGGTGTAATTCGCCGTTTGGTTGTTAGATCCGCAAAGGTAGCCTTGCCCGTTGGACGGTGCGTCTGTGTTCAGGAAAGAAGTTTCGTGTGTGTGTGGCGGCATCTCGGCCTCGGTGAGGGAATGCTCCTCAGCACCACCAACCGCCGCCAATGTGCGAGCAGTCAGGTTGGTCCCTGTCCCGGCCCCAACTGGCATCCTGCCCCTAAGGTCTGGCAGCTTGAAATCAGTATTGTTGCTGCCGCCATAAGCATTACCAATCACATCAAACAGCGGCTGAAGGGAGGAATCTGACGAGGCGTCCTTCGCGGCACCGTCACACATCAGCCATCCGGTGGGGGCCGTGGAGCCACCAAACTGCATAATCATTCCAGAGCTAAAAATTTCTATGGCATCCACATAGGCCGTGGTGGCTACCTTGGTTGAATTATCACCAGCGCCCTGCGTAGTGGCAGTGACGCCATCGGAAAGAGTTCCTGTTGCCGTGACAGCACCAGTCAGGTCCCCCGTGACGTTCCCGGTAAAGGTTGCATCAGAGCCATTAGTGCCACTATCCAGAATTGAGGAAGTCCCATTGCTGGCGTAAACATCACCGACAAGGTCCGCTGTGGCCTTGCCAGCCGAGAAGTCCCCATTGCCATCCCTCTTAACAATGGTAGACGCTGTGTTTGCGTTAGTGGCTGCATCCAGTACCGCCCCATCAGCCGTAAGATCCCGCCCATCCACTGTGGCACTGGCGGTTGAGAGGATAACATTCCCGCCAAACGTAGAGTTACCGCTTGAGTCTATGGTCAGAGCGGTTGAAGCGGCATTGTCGTCGATTCCAGTTGAGGCAAAGTTGGAGATAGTGCCGCCATCAACAGAGTCCCCGGAGATTGCATCCGCGCTAAATGTTGTAGTTCCGTTGGCAATCTCAGTCTCTACAGCCAGTGAGTAAGCCTTTAGGTTGGTGAGGTTATCATCCATCTCCTGCGCCGTCAGGGGAGCAGTCTTGCCCAATCTGGTTACGATGGTTGGAGGATTAGCAGCCATATCTTGAATTTAGGGTATCTTGTTGTTTTGTCTAGTATAAGATCAGCGTCCCGGCCAGCGCCGTTGCGTGAGTCACGGTGATTTCATTAACTGAATTGTGCTTAATTGACTGAGGAGAAACTATGGTGCCTGTGCCATCAACAACCTGAGCAATTGGATACCTTCCGAGAGCGTGTGTATGTTTCCACTCATCAGCGGACTCGAAGTATATTGAAGTTGGGGTGGCCTCATCTTCCGCTTCCTCTCTTTGCCTGTTCAGAACAGAGCGACTTTCCTCCCACCAGTCATCAAAAGCCTGATCCTGCTTGCTGGTTGCCGGTAACTCAGGCAGCTCCCCTGCGCTATTTATTTTTAGCCTTCCGGGTTTTCGGGTGTAATTAGCCATTAATCATCCCTTCTTATTGCGCTCTTGGAGTTTACCTTGGACAACTCAAACATTCTTGCGGCAATGGCGACAGAGTTATCCTTGCCCTCAACAATTACCTCATCCTTGAAGTTGTGGTGACGCCCAAACAAGCTGACTAGGTTCTCGTTTGGCTCATCAATTTGATGGTTTGCCAAGAGAACCTGGGTGCCTGTTTGTGTCTCGGCCCCATACAGCTTGACTCGTATACCCAAAGAGGTTAGCGAGTCCTGCTCACTGGACAGGTACAGCATGTAGCTGCGAATATCCTTCTCGTTAAAGTTATCACCAAAATTTGATAGCCCTGAGGATAAAGTACTGACGTAGGGATCGGTGTCCGTGGTGTTGGTTCTGTCGTCCCGCCTGTAAAAAATGGATGTCTTGTTCCCCCATTCACTGAGGGCCTTGTCCACAAGGCCGTAGATAAGGACAGTGCCTTCAGAGTTTCCCATCACAAACCAGTCCTCAGTTTCCACTGGGACTATGTTGAGGGTGGGCCTCTTTACGGTGGCCGCAGCAGTCACCTTCATGCTGGTTGTGGACACGGTGTCATACCTGTAGTCGTAGCACAGGGCCCTGTCAGATCCCTCGCCGGGGAAGCAAAACCACACCTCCTTGGTGCTTGCGTTATGGGCCGAAAATATTGAGTCAGTAGCTGATATGTTTACGCCTGCATCCCCGAACATCAAGTCAGAGCACAGGTCCAGCATCCCGACCTCCTTGGGCTGGCGGTTGCGTATATCAAACTTATAGAAAGCATTCCTTCCGGCGTATATGTGGTACTGCCCATCAACAATCTCCAAGGTGTTCTTGTAGTAGAGAGTGGCTCCCGGAGTTATAGGCAGCCTCTCGAACTGGAATGGAACACTGATGGTTCCAGTGTATCGCGCAAGAAAATTGGAGGTGTCCTTGTAGATCACCAACTGCCCCCCTAGTTCGCCCATCTTCAATATCCCTGATGCATCATCTTCAAGGTCATCATAGCCTGTTATAGAGCCGAGCGAGGAAAGCTTCTGGAGCAGCGCCGACGTGGTTGTCGTGACGGCAGGGTCCTGCATGGTCAATGTGGTTCCAGATATATTGGAAACCTTTGTGGTCAGGTTGCCTCCGGCTGTGCCTGCACCCGCGATAATGATGTCATCCCCAACCTTGAAGGACTCTGAGGGAAAATCCATTGTCAGCGTGACGCTGTTTGCCGTGGACGAGCTGTTGACCACAACGCCGTACTCCGCAGGGTTGTTTATGGATGACCACAGAAGCCTGTATTGATACCTGTCAATGGACTGCCCAGCCGGATATGAGCCATACGGGGTTGACCCGTTCATCCAGGTTGTATGATTTGCGGTGGGAATTTCCCTAATGTCTCCCAGCATCATCACGTTTCCAAAGGCTGATATTGTCCCAACACTGGCCACACCAAGGTCGCGCAGCTCTGTAAGGGATTTCACGGCTGTCCAGCCAATCCGCCAGACAACCGGGAGATCTACACCATTATTGAAGACAGTGTACCCGTTTACGTTTGCAGCCTCCCAGCGCCTCCCGTCTGCCGAGTAGCCGCTGCCAATTGTTTGCCACTCGAGGTAGGAGAAGTATGGGTCAAGCCCAACTCCATCCACGTAAGGGTTATTTGAGGCGCTTGGGTCAAGGACGTACTCGTACTCCAAGGCGTTGAAAACATGGAGGGCGCTCTTGGTTCCAACAACCACCATGGTCTTCCCTGTTGGTGACCTCACCATATGCACCAAGGTGATCTCCTCAGTTGACGGGAATGGCTGGGTCCCTACGGCAAGGCCAGAGAAGTCTCCAAAGTAATCGTAGCCTTCACGGCGCTGCTCATGGTCTAGATTCCTGCGCCAGTCCCTCTTGACTGAGTAGTTTGCCGCACCAGCAACGGAGTCAGATGCCCGCGACATTAGCCGCCCGCCATCCACCGGGGAATATGAAATGTTACTAAACCTCGCCATCCCCCTCTTCCTTTTTATCGACATCAAGGGCTTTAGCCAATACGGCTTTTGCTTGCTCAATCGTAATGTGATCGCTGTAGCTCAGCTTGGCTTGGTGCGCCGCGTTAACCAATACTAACAGTGCTTGTTCTTTTTCCATTATAAGGGGGGGGTTATTTGTTTTTATAGTAGACGATCACGTTTGATATTCCGTCTCCGTCTAAATCATTAAATCGAGCAGTCTCCATGAATTCATCATGTTTGTGTTTCCATATGTGGCAGCATTCCCGGTAGAACCAGAGATAAGACATGGAGATAACCATAATGCATACGGGGATGGTGCGCCTGCGGACCTCTTCCTTTGAAGGGAGAACCCTCATAACTCATCAGGACTCACCCCCCGCAGCCCTCTCTTCCTCTTTAGCCTTTGCCCTTGCTTCTGCCTCAGCCCTTGCCGCTTCCATTTCAGCATCCCGCTTTAGTTCCTCTAGCGACTTCGGCCATTCCGTCTTCAGCGCAGCCAAGGCATCCACATCCTCGCAAGCATTGATAGCGGCCTCGGCGGTGTTTGAATAGGCGCGGGTAGCGGCACGGAACTCAGTGATGTCGTCGGGGATTGCCGCCCCAGACTCCATCTTGCGGACTACCAACCAGTCCGTGGGGGCGAGGCGAGCCGCTGCGTTCTTCTTGACGTGCGCGATGTCGCTGGCCTTTGCGTCGTCAAGGGCTACCGGGGTTACTGCCCAGTCCCCGCGCTCTCCACTGACACGGTAGTATCGCTCGTTCACGCGAGGCCGATCATCGTCAATCCACTCCAGCCCGATAGCGGTGCGCTCCTCCTCCGTCACGTTGATGATCCAGTTGCGCCCGTACTGGGTGCCGTTGCGCGTGAAACCACTGTTCAGCGGTTGTACAATTCCTGTTTTTTTCCAATAATATGGCATAACTTCACCTAGCAAGTGAGAATTTTAGGGGATCGCCCACGGCGTAATAAATATAGGTGTCCCCGCTTGAGTTCATCGCTGATTGTGAGTTTCTTATTTTAAACCCGTTGGAGCAGAAATCTGTGAAGTGCGAGTTTGTCGCGTGCTGATACTCAGACGAATCGCTGTCTGCCATAATGTCGCGGTCTACCGCGTTATACGCATTTCGCGCACTGTCGAGCATGACCCAGCCGTAGGAGTTGTCTATGTTTTTCACCATTAAGAATCTTGTCGAATGGTCTAGCGTTATCATGGGGCCGTCTGGCGACCCGTTCCCCTCGTAAGTCCCAACGGAGGAGTATCCGGCAATGCTGCTAATTAAAATTGACTGGTAGCTTTGGCCGTCGCCGTTCAAGTAGCCAGCGTAAGTGGCAGTGGTGTTGCTTGATGGGCTGCTGCTGTAGTAATAGTTGCCGGTGTCCTCCGACTCCCCACTGTCGTCGTCAATATTTAAATAATAACCGGAACTCAAATCCTTGTGCCAAACCTTGAAATCTCCCCACTGCGGGGTAAGGCCAAATGTAATCATCATGTCCGGCGCGGTACCCAGTGAATGATTGATTGAGCGGGTGGCATTGTCCCAATTTGTGTTGGTGCCAGTGAATTTAATTACGCTAATTCCCGCATCGGCATTGTAAATCTCCGAGTCTGGATCAGTGTTGCCGCTTGCCCATGTACTACTGCTGCCCGTGTTCGCCAATTTCCACGCCCACGCCACATACTCCTCGGCATTATCAGCAGTCCCATCGCCGTCCGTGTCCACATTGAAATTCGTCTCCGGCGCATCCACTGTGAAACCCGCTGTGGTGCCGCTGCCGTATGAAAAACTGCTAATACCATCCTCGCCGGACACTAGCGTGGTGCTGCTGCGGTCAGAATCTTGATCGCCGCTGGGGTTAATGGCTTTACCAACACCTTGAATGGTGTCAAAGAGCCAGTGACCGTAGCTCCCGTAGTGGGTGGGTGAATATGACCCGTGATTGCGCCGATCTTTCACCCACACCATGTTGGGGTGGAAGCCAATGGACACATTCTGCTCCTCGGTTCCCGCGCTATTATCAAAATCGCGAGTCCCACTCCATGTCGCCACCTCAAAAGATTTCTCGCTTGCCTTTAAATTGTTAACGCCGGGGTCGGGGAGGTTGGCGGTCTTGATGGCATTGTAGCCCGAAATTGGGTATGCAAATTCTGTCTCACTGGTGGAATGATTTCCAATAAAACTGGGGTCTTGCCCACAGTTTAAAACGGTAACACGCCAGCCGGGGCCGCCGGAGTTTGTCGTGAAAAGCAGCGGGAAATATTCCACGTCGGCGGAAATAGTCTCGTCCGTGTGTATAAGAGTGCCGTCCTTGTAGAATTTTAACGTCTTGGGCGAGGAATCAAGATCGAGCGCGAAACCGAAAACCGCACTACCGTCCGCCGGCGTCTCTGACACGGTCGCTGTCGCTGTATTATCTTTGCGGAGTGAGTTTCCGATAAACGAACGCCCTGCCTCTTCGTAGCTGCTTCCTCGGTCTGTGTCGTCGGCAGCGTCGGTCACGCCCATGTAGGGGGTGTAGCTGCCGCTGCCCACATAGACCTCCCACTGCCACTTGCCGCTTTTAAGGCCAAGCGTGCCTTGATACGAACAGTTGTCGGTTCCGTCCGCTTTTAAATTTCCCTCCGTGAGCGTGCCGATGTCGTTTGTGAGGGGGTTCCACGTTGCGTGGTTCCTCCCAGCACTGGGCGTGTCAATTACTTGGTCTTCGCTACCCAGATTGGTTGCCGTGAAGTCGTTACTGTTCCCACTGCTGTCCCCGCCGAGACCGCCGCCCCAGTCGGAGTGAATTAAAAGTACAGTGTTGGAGTCATTGTCATAAGACGGGGCCGTCGATGAATAATCCCATGAGTTTGTCCCAGAACTTCCTAGATAATTTCCCCACTCGGAGGTGTTGGTTCCGTGATAACGCTGCGTATCGCTAATGCGGATTTCGTCCATGTACCCACCGAGGCGAGAGTAGTAAGATGGGCCTTCGTCCATGCTCCCAATATACATAGTTCCAGTCATGTAACCGTAACTCAAGGCATCGGTGCTGTTAATGTACTTGCCGTTAATGTATAAAGTAGTAGTCCAAATGCTGGTTGACGTGTTATACTTTATAACCAGCGCAATATGATACCAAGTGTCTGTTGAGGGAGTCCAACCCCAGCCAGACTCTGAAAAATTATCGTTCCCGCCTTCATCATATATAAAAAACCTATTTGAGTAAGCTGACCACAACAACCCAACTTGCTGGTCATTAGTGGAGTCCCACAGTGAAAAAAAGCCGATGCCTTGCGACCCAGAGCTTGTCGCCATTGTTTCGATATTGAACCAACCCTCGAAAGTATAGTCTCCCGATATGTCCCAATCCGAATGGTCGGCAATGGAAATATAGTT